TAACCGCTAGGTTATAGGTTCGAATCCTATCTTGCCAGTTTTGGCCCCATCGTCTAGTGGACTAGGACAACGGATTTTCGTTCCGTTTACCAGGGTTCGAATCCCTGTGGGGTCATAAGTCCTTTGCCCGCAAGGGTTTAGGAACAATGCGGCGGGCCGCGTTCGTCGTAAGTCCTTTAGCCACAAGGGTTTACACCAAATATTTTTTCCTTGATTTTTGCTCTTGACTGTGCCGATGTATAGTGTAGAATCGGCATACACAGGAGAAAATCATGAAAGTTGCAAACGGTAACGATAAGTTGGGTAAGGGTTGCTTGGTTGTTTCGCGTCCCGTTGGCGATACTTGCCCTAGTTCGTGTGATTTTCTTGGTAACGGCTGTTATGCCGAGCAGACCGAGAAAATGTATCCTAACGTTCGCCCTGCTGGCATGGTAAACATTATTACCGAAAAGCATCGTATTCGGGCGATGATCCTTGACGCTATTTCTAAAGAGAAGTCTATTCGCTGGCATGAGCGGGGCGATTGGTTTCTCAACGGCCAACTTGACACCGAATATGTTCAGAATGTCATTTGGGCATGTGAGAGTATCGTAAGTGAGGGTAAAACTCTGCCCGACATGTGGTTTTATACTCATATCTACGATAGTCGGCTTGTGGATATGGAAAAGTATATGAATGTATATGCTAGCATCCATAACGCTAACGATAAGGCCGCTGCGGTTGCTGCTGGTTTCAAACTGTTCGCGTGGTGCGACAGCGACGAAAAGGTTGCGAAAAAGCGTCCCAAGCGTAAGAATCTGGCCGATGCTTGGCGGAAATCCTTGCCCAAACTGGTTGTGATTGACGATACTAAGTATGTTGTTTGCCCAGAAATCCGTCGCGGTCGCGGAGTTGTCACTTGCACTCCGACCAAAGGTAGTGTATCATGTGACATGTGCGTTCGCGGTTTGGCTAACGTGTTGTTTCCCGCCCACTAGGAATATGTATGAAAACTTTTACTCACGAATGTATTAGGCTCAGAGATTATTGTGATCATAACAATCTGGACTATTCAGATGTAGTGCAGATGGTTTGCGAGAGTGATTTTAGTTTTGGTACTAACTATGATACTCTTATGAGTCTGCCAGACTTGTGGATGATTCTAGAAGATAATGATGTTGACGTTGAGAAACTTGATGATGGTGGATTGAATGTTCACGAAGTTCGTATTAGTCTAGGGAGTTGATATATGGCAAGAGCGTCTAATAAAACAAAGTATGTTGGTATGCCTATGGAGAATGGTACGTTTACTACTTTCTATAGGTTGAAGAATCGTAAGACTATCGGGTTTAAGGATTTTGAAAGTAAAAAGTTGGCCCAAGAGGCTTATGATTTTCAAAAGACTTTGGCGGCGTATGATATGGCCCCGAGCGTTTATGGTAAGGTTCGCAAGATTGATTATCTAGATTCCTACGGCGTTAAGCGTAGAAGTAACTGGGGATATGTTACTGAGGTTGCTAAGACTATTGATGATAACGAGTATAATATGGACGATGAACTCCATGACAATATCCGCGACGAGATTGACAATCTAAGAGATGAGATGGAGATGTTTCTTGGTATTAGTTTCTACGATTGCCACTTCGGTAATGTTGGATATGTAAAACGTAACGGACAGGACGTTCTGGTTTGTATTGATACGGGCGAAGAAAGTTTCAACGGCGACTACGCATACTAGGAGACTAACATGGCTAAGTATTACATTCAGAGCGGAAGTCTACAACTCATTTATAGCACAAATAAGGATCCTATTAATGCTGCTATTACAGCACTATGGGAAACTAACGAGAATGACGTATTAGATGAGTTTTTCTATGTTGATGAACGTGGAATGAAAGATTATAAAACAGCCGATAAGGATACTGTAGTGATTGATAGTCAAACTATTTTTGATGAGGCTGGTTGGGAAGCGTCGTAAGTCGTTACTGGGCAAGGACTTAGGTTCGGCCCGGCCCGCCCGATTCGCCGTAAACCCTTACCAGCTAAAGACTTAGAGCAAAAAATATTTTTTCAAGAAACCCTATTGACAGGCCGATATTAGTAGTGTAGAATGATTGAAGAACAAGCAAACGCTTGTTGGCTATGTCGGGCCGAGTAGCCGGTAAAAACGGTAGTTGATGTCCTAGGAAACGTCTTCTACAATCGGTCCTAACAATACAAAGACTAGACGAGAGAACTCGCCAAGAGATGTTAAAGAATCGTCACACTGGGAAAGTTGCAGTAAGGAGCCTGTCTAGTCATAAACTTCCGTGGGTCAATGTCTGCGACTAGATAGGGATAAGCCATTACGATAAACCTACGGCTGTTATGCAGCGTGGGGTTGACAGCGGGCTTATACGCTGTATAGTAGTGCCTATCTATGGGGAGTAGCAGTCCCCACCACGGCCAATACAACCAGTAACCGTTCCCAAGAGCCAGACGGCATGAGTCATGAACTATGCCTAGGAAGGATTTCCGTGGGCGGTTTTCATAGAATCGGGGCGTAAAAGATTCGCTGGTTTTTAATACAAAGGGAAAAGATGAGAATAAGTAAAAAACAAATATCAGATGCTCTTAGTATTGATAGTGACGATCTATCGTCAAAAGATATGGCTATTGCATTATTGAACATTGAGAGTATACTTGATAATGTTGCCGAAAACCTTGATGATGATTTTGAATCTGCGGCTTTGGGCGATGCTTCTAATCTAATACAAATGATAAGAGAGGGATTGAAGTAATGGAATGGCTTAGTTTTTTTGGTTATCGTCGCCCTATTAATGGGCAAAAGGTTTATTACTTTGGGCCAGATATTGGGGTGTGGCAGGGAAGGTATGAGATTCATCGTGATGATCCTGTGAGTCCGCATATTCTTATTTGTGAAGAAAGTCCCGGCCTTGTGGATCGTATGGATGCTCCGTGGTGGATGCCATACGAGGGCCAACCTAAACCAGAGCGACCAGCAACAGATTATCCAGAGGATTATCCTAATGGCTAAAAACTTTAGTGATTTACACAGTGCCGATCCTAAAACTATGACTAGGGATCAGGCTATGATTTATATTATCAACTTTTTTAACTCTCGTATGAGTGCTGCTAATAAGCACAATGTAAGTAAAGTTAAAGAGTTGATTGGATTACATGAGATTGCTACCAGCGAACTGATTAACAAATATGTGGAGTTAGTTCTTGAAAACTCTTAGTGATATTTGTCCGTGTGGGGCGTGTGATGTGCTGGTGTGGAAGTATGATGATTATGGAATAATCTGGAACTTCTGCCAGCAATGCCATTGGTGGTATATCGACAACGATTGCTAAGTCCTTGCTACCAAAGGATTTAGGAACAGGGCGGCGGGGGAGATTTGCCGTAAGTCCTTATGTACCAACAACTTATGACTCCTAAATATTTGTCTTGACTTTTGCCGATACTAGGGTATAGTGTTTGCATAGGAGGAACGTATGAGTGAGTATACTTGGAGAGTGGTGAAGAATAACCGTTTTGCGGGTTATGTGGTGGCTATGTCACAATGGGATGCTCTGCGAAAAGCGGAGGAATCTTACGGTAAAAACGTTTGGGTAGAACGGATTTTTGCCGCAGTGGCGTCTTAGCCTAAAGTTACGAATAACGCTTTGCCGATAGTCAGTGTATGAGAAAGAACACAACTAAAGGAGCGATGATGATTCAGTGGATTGGTGTTTTCGTTACCGTATTGGGTTTGGCATATACTGGATTCAAGGACTACCAAAAGGGCGATATCAAAATCCCCACAATACAAAAACCCTTGACAACCATAAAATATCCGATACAATACTGTCTGATGGCTTACGACCCTAACTTGGATAAGGTTTTTTACTTACACGAAAATGGAACATGGCATGATTACGCTCCAGAACAACGACGATACGCGACCACGCCGCAAGTACGGCGATAAGATCAAACTCAAGACCAAGAAGCCTTGGGAGGTATCTACTGGTCACAAGGAACACAGGTATACGGTTATGGACAATCGCCCCAAGCGACAGCGTACCCGTAAGGCTATTGACAAACAGTGGCGTAACGAGTACGATATCTAAACAAGGAGAAAAATATGCCTAACTGGTGCATGAATAATCTGACAGTTTCCCACGACGATCCGGCGAAGGTGCGTGAGTTTGCTAATGCTTATAACTCGGGCCATACGTGCGAGCATTATCTGCCATGTCCAAAGGATGAGAATGGTCAATCTATTGTGGACGAAAGTAGTCCAAACTATTGGTATAAGTGGCAATGCAATAACTGGGGAACCAAGTGGGACTTTGGTAAGGAAGAGTATGAAGATCCGGCGGTAGTGGAAGATGGTAAGGTAACGGTGTCATTCAATAGTGCATGGTCGCCCCCTATTCAGTTCTACGAAAAACTGGTAGAGTTGGACTATAATGTTCGTGCTACTTATTTTGAGCCGGGAATGGCATTTTGTGGCATTTGGGATAATGGTATTGACAACTACGTTGAATACGGTGACATGGACAATAAAGAAGATATTATTCCTGTAGCATTGTGGAATGAGTATGGTATGGAAGATTTCTTTGAGGAGATGGCTTGACAAGTCGTATACGACAAGGTATAATGAAAGCATGAAACAGAAACCACTATACGGCGAAGTTCGTTTTCACCTTTCTAACGGTGAGCATTATATGCACTGGCAAGTGAAAGTGAAGCAGGGTGGAAAAACTGTTGATGTGTATTATTATGACCCTAAAGAATATCAGTTGGAGATGCGGGGTTGTATCCTGTGGAATAGGCCGAATAAGGCTAAACAGGTGTTTGAGGCTGGTGTGCATGATGTTAGTGGGTGGGTACGGTGTGAAGAAGTTATGTTGAGGAAGGATTTTTATCCCACTCTGCCTATTGACAATCTTGAGAAGTTGTTTTATAATCCACTTCGTGATCCGCACTGGCGACGAGAAAGCGACAATAACGAGTTCATTTGGGATGGAACGGAATATGACACCTTGATTACTGATGGTAAGCAAGTTTATATTCTAGAAGAGCGTAACGGTAGTTTTGACGGTATTTACGAAATCACCCCTAAGTATACAGAAAGTTTTGCTATATGATTACGTTGGAACTGAGTGTTCGTGAGGCTATGGATCTGGCTGCTAACTGTCACCAGAGTGTTTACGAGCGGATTGTGACCGCTTTTGAGGTTGCGTTGGGCGTGAACCAGAAGCGTAGGGTTACGATCACCAAAGGTATGGATACCAACAATCGCATTCCTTGCATCAAGGCTGTTCGACAGCATACCGGATGGGGATTGAAGGAAGCGAAGGATTGGACCGATGGTATGGTTGGTCGCTACGACGAGAGCGGATATTGGCGTGGTGGTGGTAATCCCATCACTATGACCGCTAAGACTCCCGAAGCGGCTGAAGGGTTGCTGCGTGACCTGACCTCTTTGGGATGCGAAGGATACTTGTCGTAAGTCCTTGCTGCCAAAGGGTTTAGAGCTAGGGCGGCGGGCCGGATTCGTCGTAAGTCCTTACGCCACAACGACTTAGGACAAAAAATATTTTTTCAAGAACGTGGGGTTGACAGGCCGATATACTATGGTAGAATGATTGGAGTAAGGTTGATAACACTAACTTGAATAAGGAGTTGATTATGCAGAAGTTTTCTTTTACGGTTGATATTGTGACTGATTCGCCGGTTGGCGTTGATGTTGAGGGTGTTCGTGGTTCGCTGCTCGCTGCTATCGACGGTATCGGTACGCTGGCTGCGGTTCATGGTGTCAAGACTGAGGTGATGAAGGAGCAGGGCTACAAGGTGTGGGCGAAGCGTGTGGCTGGCGTGAGCCTTGCTACTCCGAAGCCGCCCAAGGCTCCCAAGGCTCCCAAGGCCGAGGTTGCCGAAACGGTCGAGGCTTGATTTTCTAAAGTCGTTCGGTTAGAATGTCGATACTAGATGAACGCTACGCTTAGATCGGAATCGCTAGTAATCTAGTATCGGCTCTAACTACCACTAACAAGGAGATTTACAATGGGTCTGGATCAGTACGCATTTGCTATTGACAACAACGGAGAGAAGGAAGAACTTGCCTACTGGCGTAAGCATCCTAATCTTCAAGGCTGGATGGAAAACCTTTGGGAACTCAAGGGGCGTCCGGGTCGCCGCGAAGATGAAGATGGTAACGGTATGAGTGAGTTCAACTGTATCCCGCTAGAGTTGACTAGGGAAGATTTGGACGATCTAGAAGATGCCGTGAGTGGATCTGGTCTGCCAGAAACCGTAGGATTTTTCTTCGGTAGTGATAGCGATGACTATTACAAGCGACAGGATCTAGATTTTATCCGCAAGGCCCGAGAGGCTCTTGACAGCGGCATTACGGTAGTGTATGATAGTTGGTGGTGATAGTAACGTCAAGGAGAAATGAAATGAAGATTGTTGGTATTGGTACTAAACTCAAGGTTGGTACTGTTGTGAAGATTACCCGCGAGGGTGTTGTGGTTGATTGTCAAGGGAAGAAGGTCAACGTGACTTTCTCGCAAGTTGAAAAAGAAGTCTTTGGAGGTTGATTATAATGAATAACTTTGCTAGTCTGAAGAAGGATCGTCACATTCGTTGCAAGTATCCGCTGCATGGCAACCGGAACATTCTGAAGTTCCACACTGGTCGTGTTGAGCGTGTTGGTACTGGCCCGAATGGTAAGTATGCCGTGGTTCGTGCTATGGATAATACCGTGCGAACCCTGCTGTTTGCTAAGATGGTCGAAACGTCCTGCTATCGCTGATCTCCCTTGACAGAGCGAGTGGCCCGTGCTATAATGGTGCGGGTCACTCGTTCACGGGGCGTAAGGTAAGCCGGTTGCATCCGACACTCTTATAAGGTGTTCATAGGTACGTTCGACTCGTACACGCCCTACTGTGTTATGTTATCATTTCACTTAGGGAGATTAGTTGCTAGAACTTATGATTATGATATTCGTTTGGAGTTTACTGTATCGTGATAAATAAATCGGAATAGTTTTGTGTCTAAAGTAACCAACATTCCCCCAAACATTTGAGAACGATATGGATACCAATATAAAAGAAATCAAAATCATGATGTACTTTCATCTGGAAAATATGCCAGAGGTAAAGACTAAAGCAGAGATAGCAGATGCGATAAACAGTGTAATATATGAAAACCCAGAGTTATTTGGTGAGTTGACAGAAGATAATATTGTTGATATAAGAGATTACCAGATACATAGCACAAGGAATCCTAACGATGAATGAACGAGTTGCCACTTATATCATGGACGATGTTACGTTTAGCGTATACGCTTGTTATGAGTCCTTGCGTGACATGGACAAGAGGAAGGTGTCTTTCTATGATATCTACAATGATAGGACGGGCGAGTGTGTGAATGAGGGTGATCCTTTCTACGGATTTCCAACGTGGCAAGAAGTTTTCGACAACTATTACCAGAAGGCTTGAATATGTATCATCATATGATTATTAGCGTGGTAATGCGTGATTGCTATTCTATTGACGATGCTATTCGTCAATGTTCTAAGTTGATGCCACAATATCCCGATGAGACTACCCAACATATGGAATCATGGACTGTAGTAGAAGTTCGTGAGCCATCTACTGGGAAAGTGTACGAAGAATCTGAGTAGTTGCCGTAAGTCCTTACGCCGCAAGGGTTTAGGACGAACGCGGCCCGCCCCGCTCGCCGTAAGTCCTTTGGTATCAAGGGTTTACGTCAAAAAAATATTTCTAATGGCAGGGGCTTGACTGTGCCGATATCTATGGTATGATCGTGGAAAAGGTGAAAACATGGTTGCAGCATATCAAGATCGTTCGTTCGTGATGGATTGCCAGTGCTGGAAGTGTGGCAACATTATTTCCATTATTGTCAATAAAGAGGATGTTATTGATTGGATGAGCGGTTCCGGCCCGATTGAAAAAGTATTAGATTATCTTTCCGCGAATGAGCGTGAGTTGCTTATTTCTAATACTTGTGGATCGTGTTTCGATAATCTATTTTCCGACCTTGACATTGACGATTGAGCCTGTATAATACGAGAGTTGTTAGTTCCCACTACTAGGAGTTTGATTATGAGTTACGAGAAGTTGCAGATTAATAGTTCCGCCGACGCTGGTTCGTTTGTTCGCACCCTGCAAGGTAATACCGGCACGGGTTTTCAAGAGGGTACGCACGTTCATAAGGATTGGTGGGCAAAGACCCAGACCTATGAGCAGGTCATGGAAGCCTGTCAGATGGCTGTGGAAAATCGTGAGGATATCATGGTTGCCACCAAGGATATTGCTTGTGTTGCCGACAAGGGAGATTTTTATCTTCAGTTGAGCGATGGTCGCAAGTTCCGCCCGACCGATCACGCTGTCGAGCAGTTTAGTGTGCGTAGCGATATTCCTTCGTCCACGTTCCTGCGTGAGATGCGAAAGAATGAGGATTTCGACGCTGGCGATGCTAATACTATGGCTATCGTTGGTAACAATGCGTTGCGTCACGTTGATCCCGACAAGCAGTTCCGGCTGCGTACTTATACGGACGGTACTTGCCGTGCGTTCGTGACCGACAAGTATGCTCCGATTGATAATCGGTGGTATTTGGAAGTGCTGTCGGAGTTTATTCCCGGCGGTCGCTTTAGTCACTGGCGTGGCGATGAGGATACTATCTATGGTAATGTTCTTATCCCCGATACCATTATGGACTATGGTGCGGACGATAGTGATTACGGTGGTATGATTAGTGTGGGTAACTGCGAGATCGGTACTCGCCGCATTAGTCAGACGCCTAGTTTGTTTCGTGCGATTTGCATGAACGGTTGCATCTGGGGTCAGACTGCTGGTGAGAAGATTCGCAAGGTTCATCGCGGTAATATTGACCTTGATAGTCTCAAGTTGGAAATCGCTAGGAATATTCAACACCAGATTCCGTTGCTTGCTCCGGGCATCAAGGCTTTCCTCGCTACCCGATCTATGGAAACTGGTAAGGCTAGTATTAAGGGTATCGTGGCGTCGGTTGCTTCGGATTATAAACTGAGCAAGCGTGAGGCTACGGAGTTCCTTAATCAGTATGGAGAATATGAGGCTGGAAATCGTAACCTGTTCGGTATCATCAACGGCTTGACCCGTGCTGGTCAGAAGTTTGATAATACTACATGGGTCAAGTTCGATGAGATTGCTGGCAGTCTAATGGCAACGTCCGCTGACCGCTGGGCAACCATCCTTCGTCGTGCGGATACGTTCACCGACAAGGATTACGAGAAGGTTTACAGTCTTAACGCTTAGTTAGTGGGAGGGTTGGGGTGGCGGGAATATATCTTTCTTTCGCCCGCCATCCCGCTCTCACTACTTTATAAGGAATATAATATGCCAAAGTATCAAGTAACAATGAACTATGTTGAAGCCAAAAAGGCCAAGTTTGTAGTAGAGGCAAAAGACCCTGACGAACTTCATGAACTTTTGGGCGAAGTTGATATGGACTATCTTGAGGAGAATGCAGGATTTACAACGTGCGACTACGAGCCGCCAATCGTTGAAGACTTTGAAAAGGTAAACAGGGATACGCCTGTACATGCTGGTATTCAAAAGAAGATGAAGGAAGCCAAAGCCTACTTCGACTCTCTCTAGGAAAAACGCGATTTGCTCTAAGTCCTTGCCCCACAAGGGTTTAGGGCGAACGCGGCCCGCCGCCGGATTCATAAGTCTTTTATTTTCAAGGGGTTACGTCATTTTATAGAACCATTTGACGTAAGTCCTTTCTTCTCAAGCACTTGCGTTGTGTATGTCGATAAGGTATAATGGGAGGGTGGGATTATCGTATTCTCTCATATGTTAAGATGGGGGATTTGGATAATCTAACGAAATCGTGGGGTGTCTCACGCGAAGCGTCGAGATCAACATATTGCAATACAGTCAGTGAGATTTCATTATGGAGAATTATATTATGAAGAATATTGATGGATTTCCAGTTAAGAAACTGAACGATTGGAATATTACTCCGTGTGATGTGATATTCAATCATGTTGAAAAGCCAAAGGATTATCTTATGTGCAAGAGCATGAACGTATACGATGACCGTTGGCGCATTAACGTATATAGTAAGCGGCTCGTTGATGGTATCGAAGGTAAGTATATCAGCAAGAGCTTCTTTGCTTCTTTTAATGGTAGTACAGGGGAATTGAAGATAATCGCATGATTGTCTCACCCTATATAATCAGATCTGGCCTTTACTGGTAGTCAGTGAGATTTGATTTTTTCAAGTTGACAACCACAGAAACCCGATGTATAATCAAGGGCTGTCTTACCTGAATTAATCAGATCTGGCCTGTACTGGTAGTCAGTGACTTTAGCATTTGGAGATAATATGAAATTGAAACGCGGTCAAAAACTTTGTAAGAAATGTAATGGTATTAATGGCGCACGATCTCATGTTTGTAAACACTGTAATACAGAATTTACTATTGGGGCTAACGCTAAAAATAAACCCGCCAAGATTAAGAAGACAAAGAAGTATGAAGAGATAGAAGATTGGCGATCTTTAAAGCGTGGTGATAGAGTTAAGGTTGTTGGGCGATCTGGTAATTATTATGTTAACAATGATGGCGAACGTCAATACTTAACTGATATGGGGGTCTATACAGTACAAGAGATAGATGACTTGGGATTACGAGTGTATGATGGCGGATACGGGTATATATACATGGGACCAGAAGTTGCTTCTGACACTATCCCAAATATGTATAGAAGTCCACATAAACTACTAAAAGTCAATACTCCAATTAGGCCCGTTTTACGCTGAAATTATACAATAAAGGCCCATAAAACATAACATTTCGCCCCTTTTGAGGTGAAAAATCATAAGGAGTACGTTCAAATGGTCAATAAACGAGAATTTTTCGAATATATGAGTACTTTATACGACGAGGACTATAAAGATGATGATACTTACAAGACAATGAAGAGTATTATCAAGATAAAAGACAAGAATTACATCAATGAGCTTAAAGATCTTACTACTATGACTAAAAGGGAACGATTAGCATATAGACACGCTCTTGCTGCTAATGGTAAGGAACTTACACCTAGACAAGTAGACCAGTATATTAGTATGGTAGATTACGCTCTTACCCACATGCAAGACTAACTTTTGGCCCCTGTTGTCCTATTCTCTGGATAGCAGGGGTCATTCTCTATACATACATACCTACTACCTACTCTCCATACACCCTATACCCATACGATGAAACATGAAACAGATATGCGATAATTATTTATTATGTGAAATATCCAGGTTGAATTTCAATATATTTTCAGCCCTAACCTTTGTTGTATTGTATATATGTCTACTATGTATACTCTTACTATCCTATATCGTATTTTGTAGTGTTAAGTGCATGTATAGGCTATTCGTATAACTACCCGTTTTATGGTCGTTTTGGGTGTATAATATGATGTAAGATTGTGGTAAATGACCCACAGAAAACTACAGAAAAAGATAATAAATGGGAAGAAAACCCACAAACTGGGGAGAAAAAAAATGACAACAAGAGAAGAAAATACCGCTATAAGACAAGAAATGGATCAAGTAATAAAACAATTAGAGGCTGTTGGAATAGACCCAAATGCTCATAAAAGAGAAGATATGGTTGGGCTTGGGGATGTTGTGGAAAATGTCTTACATTCAGTTGGTATAACAGAAGAAAGATTCAAAGCTTGGTTTAATCTAAAAGAATGCAATTGCAGTAAAAGAAAAGCCTACCTAAACAATCTGTTCTCTTGGAAGAAAAACAAGAGTTGACAACCCTGTTGTGTCGATGTAGAATAGCATAGACACACAGGAGACAATGTATGCGGTACGGACTTTGTTGCATTTCATTAGAATTACAAGAACTTGACGAGCCAGTTAAGTTCAAGACCATGACTTATAAGAGATTCTCGTCCTTAGACCGTGACGAGGCTTTAGACACATTGGGCGACCGTATATTCCATAATATGATCGCTACTTGTGTAACCATACAGCATTGTGCGGACAATGACCTGTGCTATAGACTTAGTAGTGATCTATTTCCATTGATAACATATGACCTTGCAAATGTAACACTAGAGGATCTTCCACAATATGACAAAATACAAGTTGGGTTTGATTTTATTCAAAAGACTATTTCCGATACTGGGGTCCGTATTTCTTGTCACCCTAGCGAGTTCAATGTATTGGCATCTGAAAACGAACAAGCGGTACAAAAGACAATCAGAGAACTTAATTTCTATTCTGCATTCATGGACCGTATCGGATGTCCAGCCGACTACCGATCACCAATGAATTTGCACGTACATAACAAAACTGGCGACCATGATAGTATTATTGCTAGATTTCTCTCCAATTATTCTCGCCTTGATAGCAATTGTCGTAGCAGACTTGTTATCGAAAATGACGATAAAGTAAACTGCTGGTCTGTAAAAGAGCTAACAAAAATATTCTACCCAGCGACCAATATACCCATCACGTTTGATTATTTGCACCACAAGTGCCATCCAGACGGTCTGACTGAGAAAGAGGCTATACGGGCCTGTTACGCCACTTGGAAAGGTTTTAAGCCACTGTTCCACTACAGCGAGAGTCGCCCCGGTAACAATCCAAGAGCGCACGCCGATTTTGCTTATAATTCTATTGACACGCACGATCTTGACTTTGATCTTGACTTTGAGCTAAAGATGAAAGACAAAGCAATATTTAAGCATATGGAGGAACAATTATGTCAGATATGAATGATGAAAAGATGGTTAAGGTAAAGAGCATAAAAAAGATAGCAAAGCACATAGGTAAAGACGTTGCTAACGAAATGCTAATCCCAATAGAAGAAATGAGTGAATATATAAAACCAAGGGAAGTCTCCTCAATTATAAAACAATACTGTGTTCGTACAGAAGATGAATATCTGATGAATACATTGATATTGCAAAAGATATTTACTGAAGTCAAAAATTGGGTTTTAGGAATTCAGCTTGCAAAAATGGCTTCTGAGGATAAACTAGAAGTTACATGGGATAGTGAAGAAAATTGTATGATATTTCAATCTAAATAAGGAAAACAAATGGCAAAAAAGATATACAAGCCACGCTCACACGAAACTGGTACTATTATTACAACTAAGACAGCATACGGTAGCACATCTGATATGATTATTGATATAACGAATTATACCTCAGATCCAGTAATTGTCTTAGAAGATAATCAAGTAGTTTGCAAGGATGATAAGGGGTTCTATATTACAACCAAAGATAGAATCAATACAAAGATCGCAGACCCCAATAGATATGCTAATGAAAAAAATCGACTAAACCTTGTTGAAAAGCAAGATTCAAGTATTGACTCCAGCGAGTCGATACAGTAGAATGAACACTTCACCCGGAGAACAAATAATGACTTGGCAAGAGCTTAAAAAGTATATATCTAAGATGGATAAATCTTATCTGGATTCTCAAGTAAAACTGTATGATTATTCTGATGGTTCTGAATACAATATCGATATTACAGAACTTTTGATAAATGAAGGTGTTGACGGCGAAGACGAAGGGTGGGTTCCTTATCTCTCTATAAATCATGAGGAAGTTGAAAATGAAAACAAAACTGAGGAAACAAGTATCGATTGATTTTCTAGAGCATGTCAAAAATAGTATTAATGATATGCTTCAGACCAAGATTCCACAGTCAACCAAAGCAAAGTTGTGCATAATGATAGAAAAACTTCTACAAGAAACAAAATCATACAACGGTTTTAAATATCTTTATTGGTCACGATATGGGTGCTTAGATTGGGAAGAAGCAAAGCAAAAAGCTGTTTACAAGCATGTTCCTAAAGAGTTTATAACTGGTCCAGACGATACTGGAAAAAATGATTTTGTGAGCGATATACAAGGTGAATTTTCAAGATTTTATCCATAAAGGAGATTACAATGGACAGGTTTGATTTGGAAAATGCAATACACAAACTATCTAATATAGTAGATGATCTTAACGATCTATCGTTTGGTGTTGTAGAAGCAGATATGAGTAAGGATGAAATAGCTAACGCCTTAGATGGATTAGCAGTAATGACTGATATCAAGTTAAAGAAGTTGTTTGATGTATTTATACAAGTTCATAAGCTAGACCAATACGCCCAGTTAGACTATTAATATGAACGAAAAAGAAGTACGCGATCTTATTAAGTCTTTGAAAGGCTCAATTAAGCAAGCAAGGGCTATAGATAGATCAGAGCTTTTACATGAAGCCGCTATTGTGATGGAGCAATTACTAGATAGAGCATTAGAGATGAATTATTGGAAATCTAAATGCGAAATGTTATCAATGTTCTTAGATCCAGACGAGTCAGAATAATGTTATGGTCTGAAGTAAAAAGATGGGCCAAGTCTAATGGATATGAATCCTCAAAGGATGAGGGTTGTTATTCATGGTATAAATCGGATGATCCATCTATAAATGGAGTTGAAAAAAGCGTCAGTAGATTAGCAAAAACTATATACAATAAAATCTCTGGCAATATTTGGGTAGAATACCAAGAAGAATATAAACTAAATAATTAGGAGAACTCCATGAACAGAAGGCATTTCTTATCACATTTAGCTGCCACTTCAGCACTATCAATTCCAGCAACAAATTTTACCAATACTATACTCGCAAATTCTTCTGACTTAAAGAAGAGACATAAGAGTGCAATCCTTTTATGGATGAGTGGTGGACCAAGTACCATAGATATTTGGGATTTAAAATCTGGTGGAGTTACTGGCGGTCCATTTAGACCAATAGATACAAGTGCTGATGGTGTTCAAATATGCGAACACTTACCTTTGCTTGCTAAAAACATGGACAAGCTAAGTATAGTAAGAAATATGAGTACGCGAGAAGCCGATCATGGTCGCGGACGATATTACATGCATACTGGATACGTTCCAAGTCAAACTATAGATTATCCTAGTTATGGTAGCGTTATATCTCATGAGTTAATTGATCAAATCCCAGAATTAGAAATTCCACCGTTTGTTAGCGTAGGTGGCGGTAGCGTTGGACCGGGATTTCTTGGTATGAGTTACGCCCCATTTGTTGTTGACAGCAATGGCAATATCCGCAATCTTAATATGGGTTTAGATATGAATAGATTGAACCAAAGGCTAACTATGCTTAAGACAATAGAAGACCAGTTTATATCTCAAAATAGGGGAGATTTTGCTAGTGATCATCTAAAAGTCTTAACAAAAACAACAAAACTAATGAGCAGTCCTCAAATGGAAGCATTTAAAGTTGCCAAAGAACCAACAGAAGTAAGAGAAAGATATGGTAATACTGGATTTGGTCGTGGATGCTTAATGGCACGAAGATTGGTAGAAGCAGGGGTTCCGTTTATAGAAGTAGACTTGGGCGGCTGGGATAATCATAATAACATCTTTCCAACATTAGAGAATCAAAAACTACCAGAAATGGATAAAGCGATGAGTGCTTTAATAGAAGATTTGGATAGTCGCGGTCTATTGCAAGATACAGCAATTATATGGATGGGAGAGTTTGGTCGCACACCAAATATTAATGGCAATGCTGGTCGCGATCATTGGGCCAGAAGTTGGAGCGTTGTTGTTGGCGGTGCTGGATTTAAAACTGGTCTTGTTGTTGGTCAAACCAGCGAAGATGGTAAGCAAGTAATTGGGGAATCATATACCTCACAAGATTTGATGGCTAGTGTTTTAAGAAGTTTAGGAATATCGTTAGAGACAACATTTACTTCTAAGAATGGAAGACCGATGAAGATTGCTAATAGTGGCAAAGTAATAAAAGAGCTATTCTAATGTCATATCTTAATACTCCAATACCAGTTGTTTCAGCGTACATAAGAGGTAACTTTCTTAGAAATCAAGAAGACTCTTTTGATAAGAAATTTCCATGCCATATATTTGGTATGACTTCTATACCAGCACAAGCCCCACTATTCCATTTTATTATGGAGGATGGCGGTCTTTGGTGGAGAATGCCAATACACGCATTTTGTTGGAAAGATGATGCTCCAGAACAAGAATTAGATGAATTAGTTTTGTGGGATTCTTTTAGTTATCATATTTCAGTTACATCATATCCTATACTACGAAATCATACTTGTAAGTTTATATCACGAAGAAGAGCGGAGTATACTGGAAGATATCTATTTACATTAGATTGGGCCAGTTCAAGCGATAGCAGCGATACAGATTTTACTTTAAGTGAATTTCCATCTCAACATAAATGTGGACACTTTATTAAGATGGATAATGGTAACTTTGCAATTCAACCAAATAATAGATTAGTTATGCACGATCCATCATTTACTGTGAAAAAAGACATTGTTATACATCGTAAATATAATGAAACATTATGGACAGCAGAAAGAAATATGCGTTGGGTTACTCCAGATACAGACATAATGGATTATGATCACACAGACTTGACTAAAGAATCTAACGTTGAACGGTCGAAAATGTATAATGACCTTGACAAAGGTTGAGCGGTCGGTTATACTTGATCGTACACACAGGAGAACATTTGATGACTCACGATTTTGATTATGTTTGGGGTATGGTCCGCGATCTTAGGGCTACTAGCAGCACTATTGATAAGCAAGGGATTATTGAAGACTATTGTAATATCAACAATATTGGAGCTTCGTTCACTAAAAAGATTTTGCTCTATACATATCACCCACTTTGGCAATACAATGTTACCAGCGACAACCTAAAGAAAAAGAATCAGTTGCGTGGACAAAAATATCACGATATATTTAATTTGCTGGACGATCTAAAGAGTCGTTCAATTACCGGTCATGACGCTATTGGTGCTGTAAATAGTTTTATTGATAATCATCCAGAATATGAGGAACTTATCCATTGCATTATCGACAAGGATTTGAAAACCCGTGCTGGCGATAAGATCATCAATAAGGCTATTCCAGATCATATTCCAGAGTTTAGCGTTGCTCTGGCAGATAAATATGAGCCTAAAATTGTAGATTGGAAGGACGGTTGGTATGTTAGCAGAAAAATTGATGGTGCTAGATGCGTTGGGATTGTTGATAGTAATGGTGATACTACCTTCTATTCCCGCACGGGAAAAGAGTTTGATACTCTTGGCGTCGTTAGGGATGGTATTAAGGCTCTTAACATTACTAATGTAGTATTTGATGGTGAACTTTGTCTGGTTGACGATGATGGTAATGAGGATTTTCAAGGAGTAATGAAACAACTCAAGAAGAAGGATCATACTATTCCTAATCCATCTTTTAAGATTTTTGATATGATTACACACGATGAATTCTATAGCAAAAAAGGTGAGAAGAATCGCCCATATTCTATTCGATACAATAATCTACGAGAAGTAATGAGAGACAATACTTGTGCTTGTCTTAGTGTGCTTGGTCAAGAACTAATAAAAGATGACACACATTTTGCTGAGTGGACTAAGCGAGGCAATGATTATGGCTGGGAAGGTGTAATGCTTCGTGCTGATGAACCATATAAGGGTAAACGTAGCAAAGATCTACTCAAAGTTAAGAAGTTTTTTGATGATGAATATACCGTGACCGCTATTGGCGTTGGGCCATTTAGATACGTCAAAGACGGTCAAGAATGCGAAGAAGAAATGTTGTCTAATGTAACAATACAACACAAGGGATATAATGTAGATGTTGGAAGTGGATTTACCATAGCGGAGCGTCAACACTTCTACCAAAATCCCAACGACATTATTGGTAAAACAATTACTGTACAATATTTTGAAGAAACTAACAATCAAGATGGTGGAATCAGTCTAAGATTTCCAACCCTCAAGATTATACATGGAGTTAAAAGAACTATATGAACGAGTTTAGTTACATAACCGCAGTCACTATATTTTTTGTCTATATGATAATAGATTGCTTATATGCAGCATATGTAATATCAGTAGGTCGCGGTCAGGCTGTGTTAGCATCCACCTGTACGGCTATCATATATAGCCTACTTGCATTCGGTGTTTTGAGTTATTCCAAAAACGTATGGTATCTTATACCATTAGCTTCTGGAGCTTTTCTTGGGACTTATATCACAGTAAAATTTAGGAAATATCTACCAAAAAATCATGAGTGAACTGCTAAAATTTTCAAATCCATTAGAACATGTATTAAAGTGTTGTCAACAGGGATTGTTACCAACAGAATTTGATGTATTAAATGCCAAGGATGAACTTCGTAAAATGAGGGAACAGACAGATAGTTTGTTATCCTCGTACTATAATACAAGAATTATAGCAAGAGAAGATCGTTCCAGATGGCTAAGTGCAGAACAAGATAGGGCTAAACTAGCAGAAGAAAACAAACTATTGAGAGAGAGTTTAAATAACGCCGTGGCCTTTGCTAGAATAAATAGTCGCGGTGATTTGTATGATTTAAGATTGCAGCATAATCCACATGTGGATGAAACTACTGTGCTACCACTATATTCAAACAAAGAAGAATTCAAACGGCTCACAGAAAATTTAAAGAACGCTTGACAGCTAGACGATGATAGTGTAGAATGATTGAAGCCAAACGCCGGGGTGGTGGAATTGGCGAGACACCGGGGACTTAAAATCCCCCACATTAGAAACGTTGCAGGTTCGAATCCTGTTCCCGGCATTTAAAATTGGTTTTATAAAAATTTTGCCCCAGTAGCTCAATTGTATAGAGCAATTCTCTTCTAAAGAATAGGTTATAGGTTAGAGTCCTATCTGGGGTACTTTTAAAACTTATGTGTATACTTGGATAGAACAACGTATTATATCCAAGGAGACATATAATGAAGTGTGCTAAATGTGGTACTAATGATAGAGAGTATAGCGTAAAAAGCGGATCAAGAAAAGGAAAAATACAATCATATTGTAAAGAATGCAATAAACAAAACGTTATAGATAGAAAACGAAAACTAAAAGAAAAATGTGTTGAATATGGGGGAGGTAAATGCAAAATTTGTGGGTATGCAAAATACTTAGGAGCATTAGATTTTCATCATTTAGATCCATCAACCAAAGATATAGCTTTTAGCAGATTCAATTCTACATCTTGGGAAAAGAATAAAGATCTATTGATAAATGAATTAGATAAATGTATCTTATTGTGTTCTAATTGCCATAGAGAAGTTCACGGTGGTTTACATAAAAATTTGTTTGGTTGATTTACTTTTTTAAAAGGAGTGTATATGAAGAGTTTTATTTTTGCAATTGTTTGTGCGGCACTTTGTTCAACATCTTTTGGTGGCGAGTGTGTTGGTTCGTGCAGGAAGCCCGTTCGCAATGCTTTAGTTGCTACCTCTAATGTTGTTGAACGTGTTGTTGCAGCACCAGTTCGTGTTGTAAAGAATGTCGCAACCAATGTTCAACAGCGTCGAGTTTGTCGCCGCTGCCGTTGATATTACGTCTAACAGTTTTGCGGGTTCTGTTATAAAACTAAAATCCGCCCAATGGAGGAATGGCAGAGCGGTTTAATGCACCGGTTTACTAAACCGACGATCTTAATTGATCCACAGGTTCGAATCCTGTTTCCTCCGCTTGACATAACGATATTTTGTGGTATACTACGATAAGACTATTGGAGAAAAATAGTGCAAACTAAAATATTATATTTCGTTCAACACGTTATTTTATCTAGTGGACTTTATAAGACTATTGGGGAAAAGAAATGACTGAAGTAAATATCAAAAAGGAACTAGAAAATTTAGACCGATCAGACTTTACTAAAGTGTGTGAGTTGGTTGATAAAATAGTATACGATCTTACTGATATTCTCGTTAATTGTGGTGATGAAGTTATGCTTGCGGCTACAAAAGACTATATGATTGACCTTATTAATCCTGACCATTTAGATTTTGGAGAACATAAATGAAAGTCTACGCTATAGTTTGTGAGTATGGTGCTGGAAGCATTTATGAGGCCATAGAGATAGTTTGTAAAACTAGAAAGATTGCAGAGTCATGGTACTTAAATGCTGACTTTGATGGCCGACCATATCGTATTAGAGAAATGAATATTGTGGATAAAATGTGGAAAAAGATTCCTAAAGCCCCTCAGTCAAGAAAGAGTGAAACAAGACTATCACAGAAAAAGGTCAATAAATGAATCTTATCAAATGTTTTAGTAATGTTGTTGGTCACAAAGAGGCTCAAGAATTAGTTGTCGATTTGAACCAAATGAAATCAAATTTGTCGGAAAATTTTTATATCCACTATGATAAGCACCAAGATTATTCTACTGATGATAATTATGTGGTAATTGGAAATATTACGCAAGAAGATTGGGATGAACTAAATCTGGATATGGATTTTATGAAAGCAGATATTATCTAAGATGACTAGCGAAATATATCTTGATGATAGTATGGTGCGTATTCAGCACAATCCTAATCTAAAAAATAAACCATTTTTGGTTGAGATATACACGTTTGATAACGAGCCTTATTCAATACGTTTTAACGAAAGTGATCTAGAGTTATTGGCTGGTTTTATACAAAGAACAATTGGAGAAAAAGAATGAACATTCCACAGTATACTATTATTAAGTACGTTCGTGACAAGAATAAGATTCCTCGCGGAGTTCTAGTTGCGGTTAAGAGTGCAGACGGGTACAATATTGGGTACTCGCTATGCAGTAAGCATGACCGTTTTGAAAAGCGTATGGCCCTTGAAATAGCAATCGGACGAGCAATAACCGGAAACGATTCCGAACAGCTTCCTTATGTTATTTCTAAGAATCTTCCAGACTTTCTTATTCGTTGTGCAAAGTATTATAAGGATTAATTATGAGCAGAGATTGGACTTTTGTACCAGATTACATTCAAGAAGGCATTAATGAGTGGCTAGACCACTATAATCATAAAATGAAAAGTAAGCGTGGTTTTTACGAATCTCAATCCAAAAAAGATATGGAAGCTTGGCTACACGAAGCGGCCCATATTATGAAAAATCTGGCAGCAGAAGTCAGATACATGGAAGAAGATGATGATTAAGCACTTTCCAGTTACAAATACCGATAAGGTTATCAAGCATTATTCCGATAAGGATGGTGTGCATATTAATTATGTTTGTACCACAGATTTTAGTATAAGTGATCGTCCTGTGGATATTTTTTATAGAGAAACTCCACA